TTCCATGCTCTTAAAGATTTGTTAATCCTTGAATCTGGATCATTTGCCGTTTTGGGGGATGTCAGTTTTGCTTTCATTCCTGACATTCTGGCGCAGAAAGACTTCTTCCTTGATCCGCCCTCGGGTTGGGGAGGCTTTAAATTCATCCCCTCCTTCTTTGCGGATGCCCGACCCTTGGCGTTTAAACCTCCGTTCGGATTCTTCCCTTCTTTGCGTTGCCATGCTGGACTAGCCATAGAACACTTCAATACCTGTAACAGTACCCGTGCTAGTTGTTAGATGCAACCCTGTAGTTGCTACAATGCCTTCTCCGGGTATTGTGATATTAAAGTTTACAGGTGTAGTTACACTGGCAATATCCATTGTAAATAACACCGTAGCCGTAGCACTGCCATCACGAATTTCAAATGTTGCTGCTGTGCTTGCTTTAGGACTTACAACAATACCTCTGAGGCGAGTACGTCCTAGCATAAAAGAACCAGCAGCAGATAAATGCTTGCTACTTACGTCTGTTTGCATCATGATTAATCTCCTTTAGAAATAGGGGCCGAAGCCCCTAATGATTAATCGAAGTTACCGTATGGGTAGGCAGTAGTAGAGCCTATGCTACCGTCAACTTGTGTGTATTGAACGGAAAATATGTATTGACCCGCTGTGATTGCAGTAACTGATGTTCCTACAATCGCAATGGTGAATACAACTTGAGAGATATTTGGCAAGCCATTGGCTTGGATAACATCTGTAGAAGTTGATTGTTGGTTAGCCAATTGCGTAGCAGTGAAAGCTGACAATGCTTGACGACCAACTGCGGTGATTGCCGCTGTGCCTGCATAGGTAGGTGTACCTGCTGCGGCTGTGTAGTTATTAGAGACATAGACTGTTTGTGAAGTCAATGTGCCTGTAATAGTTACCAAAGCTTGTACATCAACCAACATGTTGACAATTCTTGACCCGGCGGGCAAGTAAGCTACAAATCCACGATACCAATTGGTTGCGGTATCTGCGGGGATTGTTTGTGCAGCAGATGGATAAACCGTAGAAGAAGGCGTGTAAACAACACCGCTTCCATTTGGAATGGCATTTGAATCAACAAATGAGCCAGAACCGCCGCCATAATTGGCTGTGTTTGTTGTGACGTTTGTCAATAACAAATTAGCTGATTGGTTTAAACCCATGTAACCAATGTTACGTAATTCACCAAATCTCTGATCACCAGCTATTACTGGGCCTTCAAACGTTGCACGTGCCATGATAATTCCTTTGCAATAAGTAGCGTACCAATTGATTGCACATGACCTCTAGGCAGGCTGGCGGTACGCATAAAAATCCTAGATGTCTGTTTATACCATTATGTTTAAACATCGTCAATAAAAAAGGGGGTTTTTAGCCCCCTTTTTATCAGAATGAACCTGAAGAACCAAAGATTCCCAATGGGTCAGACCATCCAAAAGAATAACGCTCTCTAGCTTTGTAGCGAACATTACCTGTATCGAAGTCACCATCCATGCTGTTTTGCAGGGGTGTACGCTCGAAATGCTTCATACCGTTAGGTACGTCAGTAGTCAAGAACCATGCATTTACGTCTGTCAAGAAGTGGTTTTGTGTATATCCGTCAGGGATAGAACCATTGTTCTCTAAGGCGTTAATGTCATTGTTGTTTGTACCAACACGCAGTTTTGTTTCGAGCAAACGAGTTGCAACGAACTGGAGCGAAGGAGGAACAATCAACTTACATGGCTTGGCTGCGATCAAAAGACCACGCTCATCCGTCCAAGCGGCGATCTGAATGACTGCGCTCTCGAGAGAGGTTTCATTCAAGTCAGCTTGAGTTGTAGGAGTGTTGGAGTTTGTACCGCCACCTACCAATGGGTGAGCTGTGCTGAATAAAGATACACCGTCACCACCTAAGTAAGCAGATGAGAAACCGTTGTTCAATACAGAAGCAGCTTTAACTTGCTTGGTATATGCCATAGCACGGGCCAAACCTTTGGTGTAACGAGCAGACAAGCTGTCGTACAAGTTATCTTCAATCGCTTCTTCAGTGATTGAGAAACCCAAAGCAATGGTTTCGTGGTTGTAACGAGTTGTCCATGCTTCCTGAGCATTGTCATAAGCGATGGCTGAACCCTCGCCTTTAACAGGTGCTGCTGAGAAACCAGACAGTTTTGTTTCCTCTTCAAAGGAACGCTCGGAGGTTTCAGTCTCATAAATTTCTTTATGTTCTTCACCATAACGGGCGTACTCCAAGCCAAACAATGCGTTTAAACCGGGAAGTAACTCTTTAAGTAGTTGCGCTCTTGAAATTGCCATTTTAGATTACTCCTTATTAAACGCCAGAAGCGATAGTCATGCCTTGATAGCCTTGGTTCCAAACCACTAAGACTTCAGGGAATCCGACAAATGTCAATGCTGAACCAGACGCAAGGGTAACTGCGCTAGACAAAGTAACAGTTGTTGAGCTGATGTTGGTAACTGTGATGTAGTTACCTTGAGCTGAACCTGTACCGCTAGGTGCAATCAATTGCATTCCGGGGCTAATTGCTGTGTTTGCAGCAGTGAGAGTCAAAGTTGAAGAAGAACCAGATGTAGATCCAGTTGCAGCTACAGTGACTGCTGAGTCAGGAACGATACCAACTACACGGAAAGGCAATGCTGTGGTAGCACGGACGTTTCCAGAAGTACCGGAGCTGATTACACCGCCAGACAATGCCAATGCTGAGTTACCTGTAGTGGTAGAGCCTGTGTTGCCTGTTACAGCATACAAGTTTGTACCAATAAAGTAGGGGTTAGCATAACCAATGGTGGTTCCAGTGTTTGCCAAGGATGAACCTTGAACTGTCAACGCAGCTTTAAAAACTGTTCTTGGATCATCCACTACATATGCTACTGCATAGTTAGAAGATGTACTGGCGGGCCAGTATTGTCCACGAACTGTTTGGCTAGAAGAGTTAACATACTCGGAACCCATAAATACACCCAATGTACCTGCCGTAGCTGTACCGGGTGAAGATGCAGCAGACATTGCTGTTGCAATAACAGTACCGCCAGACAACTGAACTATGTCACCATAGAACAAATTGCTGGAATAGCCAGTCGCAATGGGATACATGCGAGTTGACCCAGCATAGGGTAAACCGCCGAACTCATTGACTGGCTTTAGCCCGTATGGGGCATTGATAATTGGATAAGCCATCTAATACTCCTATAAAAAATTAAGAACCAGAACCGAATGTGACTTTGCTTGTTCTCTCTTTGAAGAGAGGCATACGAGGATCACTTTGACGCATGAATGTGTTATCTACAGATTCCATTTGGGCTTTATTCTGCGAGTTGTAATAAGCATCCCGCTGTTTCATAAATTCTTCTGGAATTCGGCATAACAACAATCCACCAACCTCAATGCTGCCTTTAAACTGCCCATCTGGCGTGGCATGAACCATCAATTCAGGATATTCAACCGCTTTGACGGGTTCCCATCCTTCTCTGAATTTAGAAGAAATATTGGCTGGATCATCCTTGCCCATCATGCTGATACGTATGTACCTATGAACATACCCCGGTCTTGCATCGGGCATTGGCAGAACTTCTGGCGGTCTCCACGATTGAGGACGCTGGAAGGAATTGCGTGAATCGGTATCACGACTTGCACGGTTGGTTTCAGACATTATTTCTCCTTAGTTGTGCCACTTCACGTGCATAGCGTTCCAAAGGAATGCCTAGACGTTTGGCGATGTTTACTTCTGATGCAGAAAGGGTGATCTTTTTAGGAGCCACACTTCTTGAAGCAGAGGCAACCACATTTGATTTTTGGCGCTGCTTCGTATCAGCCGTCTCTTCAGACTCAAACTTATCTGGAAAGACTTGACGAATTCGGGTATCTAGTCGTTGATAGTATTCGTCACTCTGGGGATCGACCCCAGTTTCAACCAATTTTTTATGCACCACTAAAGCTAGACTGGTCATTTCTTCATCTGACCCAAACCAATTGTTGGCACGTTGCCATCTTTCAGCTTTAGGATCTGCTTGTGGGTAACTAGGTTGTACTACTTCTTGACGAGGTTGTAAAGGGGTTGGTACAAAATTATTCACTTTTTCAGCTTTTAGGGCTGCGTTGGTGAGTTCTTTTTGTGCTTTTAGTAACAAATCTGAGTCGCCGTTCTCATAAGCTTGCTTATAAAGACGCTCGGCATCAGCCATTTCACCTGTTACAACCTTCTTTGCCTGATCAAGAAGGGCTGTCTGACTGACATTAACGGTGCTTTTCAGCTTTTCGTTTTCTTCATAGACAGCTTTAGCAATCTTGATTGCTTCTTCTCTTTCACGTAGGGCAGATTCTTTGGCTCTGCGTTCTTCGTGATAACCTTTTGCGAATTCCCGGACTTTCTGCTTTTGTTGCTTACTTGTGTAAGACTCAAGCTCTTCGTCTGTGGGTTCAACTGGAGGAGTAGCCATTGGAGATCTGTTGCGATCTACCTCTGGCGTGTCATCAACAATCTCTATTTCTGGCTCAGGTTCTACAACCCTACCGCCAGCCCTAGAGGACTTCTCTTCTTCGTCTGGGAAGACGAATTCTGTTTGTTCAATTTCTGGCATGTTACCCCCTGCTTATTCCACGTGGATCTTGCACAACTGCTTCTACAGAATCATCGTTAATGATCCTGAATTCCTTGTTATGGATTTTTAACCTTGTGCCTGTGTTCGGACGAACAATCACAAAGTCACCCACCTTACAAGTCGGGCCAGATGGAAATCTGGTCTTGTCTGCAAAAGCATCAGGGCCAAGCTTGACAACGAACAGCACAGGAGAGAGAACCTCTTCATAGTGCATTGTTGCGTTTGCTTTCACTAATCCGCTTTCGTACTCATCATCGATCTCCGGTAAGACCGTCAGAATATGAAACCGTGCTGGTTCAGGCAATTGTCTTGCCTTATCCTCTGCACTGTCTGGCAAAACAGTCGTAGATTCGCCATTGCTGATTAAAAGTTCACTCATCTTTAAATTTCTCCAGTCTTCGTAAAAGGTCATTCATGATGTTCTGTGCGTATAAGAGACCCTTAATCTGCCCGCACATATTCTGGTACGTAGGGAAGTCCGTAGCCGACCCGTCACCAAGACTCATTAGGAGGGATTGCTCCTTCTCCCTCAATTCTTTTAAAAGATGGTTAAGTACCTTTTCTTCCATTATTGACTCCGTTTAAACAGTTCAGATTGGATCTTCTGGTTTGCCTGTCTAGCATCTTCCTTGAGCTTCTCCATCTCAATTTGCATCTGAGATTGAATGCGTTTCATCTCTGTCTGCGCTTGGATTTGGTTTCTTTGAGCTTCTGCCTGCGCCTGTATTTGAGCTTTTTGTTGCTCCATTTGCAGTCTTGCTTGAGCAATTTGGATGTCTGCCTGAGACTTCTGAGCCTTGGTTTGAGCATCCTGCGCTTTGATCTGGAGTTCCTGCTGTTGCATTTGGATCAATGGATCTTGGGCTTGTTGCTGTGCCTGAGCCTGCTGGGCTTGAGCTTGGTTGGTTTGTAAGAGCTGAACAGATGCTTTAGCACTCAATCTAGCCAACTGAGCCTCTGCCTCTGGAGGAAGCGGTGTATCAGGGGCGGGCATAGCCACGCCCATCTGGTCTTGGATCTTGGATCTGTAGGAGAACGCCAAATGTTCACAGATGTGTGCATGGATTGCAGCCATCATTTGCTGTGCCATTGGGTTCTGCCCCACTTGCTGGGCGATCATGGGATCTTGCATGAAAGTGGTATGAACCGCTATGTGTGCATCATGATCTTGATAGATAAATGCTTTGGTAGGTTCGCCTTTAAGGAATCCCATGTTCTCGGAAATAGGATCTTTTGGCACTTCATCATCTTCTACGGGTACAAGTTTCTCTGCGTTTTTGACCCCCAAGACCTCAATCATCTGCCTGTGCAATTGGGGAAGGTTGTAGATCTGAGGCGCAGATTGACTTAACTGAATCACAGCTTGGTACTGCATGATCCGTTGAGCCATTGTGGAGCTGTTTGGATCTGATACAGGGACAATATCGACTATGTCATAGTCCTGCCTGCTGGCAAAATGCCCATCCCCAGACTTAAACTCAAGCTCATCTGGAGCGTAAGTCTTGATGATTTCCTTGAGCAAGTGAAACTCTTGCTTCATTGAGTAATGAACCCGAGCTTGCACAGCAGACATGGTCTTTAGGGTACGCTCTAGCAGAGCCAAGGTAGTCCCTACCGGAGCATTGGCAGACATGTCAGATATCTGTAAGTCTCCAATGGAACCTAATCTGCGTCCTTCGTCTGTGATCTGATTTAAAAGCGTCAGAAGAGTCTGGCTGGGTTCCTTGTAAGGAAGTGCCATCAGGTTGTCTTTGATAGCCCCGCTGGGTACATCCACATCCCTCCACTCGCCGGGGGCTATTGGGGTGTCGTCACCTTTGATTCTTGCACCACGTGCTTTGAGTCCTCCGGGCAGATTTGACAATGTCCCTGAATCGACCAATTGACGGATGAGCGATGTCCCAGCCCTAGCGTAGCCACCAATGATGTGAATAAGCCCCAGACCATAGAAACCAAAACCGGGTATATAACAATAATCTACAAAATGTTGTCTTCTGAGTTTGAGGTCATCATCTTCTTCCCAGTTCCTATAAATAGATAAAACCTTATTGGTTCCCCTGTCTATGGTGATGACATAAGGCACAGCAATCCCTGTAGGCTCTCCATCTTCATCCAGATCTTCTAAACCTTCAATGTCCCAGTCTGTGCAGATCTCTAGGAATTGATATCTATCATCGTCCAAAGCTTTGTAACCCTGTTGGTTTGCTTTCTTCTTTTCAATATCTGACATGATGTTGGTAGGTTCCCCAAGATCTAAATCTCTATAGAAACCGCTGGCTTGGAGCTTCTTCAGTTCATTCTTGGTCTTACGCATCACGTGCGTAACACGTTCTGCTGTCCTAAGACTAGAAGCACCGTAAGGGACAATTACATCTTCTGAGGTGACATAACTGGACACTCCCCTACCAAGGATAGGATCATCATAGACTTTCTTAAATCCTGAGCCTGATAAACCCAAACCAAACAACAATCTTTCATGTTCTGGTCTGTACTCAGGCATTTTCTCTGTGATTTTGTAGTTCATGTCGGTCTCAACACGAACCGCAGCCTCTTCTTCTTTCTTTGTTGGGTTACCGAAGATCTCTGACTTAACAGGGCCAGCAGCAGGAAAAGACTCCATGATGGACTCAGCTTGGAAACGAATACCAGCTTCGGTAAGGACTGTGGAATAAACACCACAGGCTCCGTTCCAAGGCTCAGTTCTTTCTTCATACTTGAGTCCCAGAACTTCTAAGCCTTTGACATAGGTCTCAGCCCAGTCAGCCCTTGAATTTATATCTGCGTCTATCAGTCCAACCAATTCAGAACCAATGGACTGTAATACCCGCTCATCCAGAACCTCAGCAAGGTTCTGACCAAAGTCTCCGCTGTAGTCTTGCCCCGGCTCCAGTTCAATATCAATACCGCCTGCGTGGATGGATACCGCTTCGGGATCCTCTATCTCAATCTGTATATCTGGTGAATCAATCCCCTCTGGGGCTTGGTATAAAGCTTTGTCGATGCTCATTAGTAATACTCCAATTTACGTCTGTAATAGATAGGTTCATCCTCTTCATCTGAATCGATGGAAATGAACCCTCCTTGTCTGAAACGCAACAAAGCCTGAGAGCTTGAATCAACAAGGTCATCATGGTCTCCGTTGGGAAAAGATGCCATCTCTTCCATCACCTCATCTGCCCATCTTGTATCTGGACACCAGACCACACCCGAAGCAAATAGATCAGATATTGCGTTTACACGGGCTATCTTATCGCTTCCTTTGCCCGGCGTATACTCCGATAAAGGAATTCCCATCCTTCTAAGTTCATAAATCAAAGGCGCTCCAGCAGCTTTCTTCTCAATGATCAATGTCTCTGGATCCCATGTCTTCCACAACTCCATCGCCTTGGCTTTTAACTCAGGAAACTCCATCCTTTGTTTAAACGCATCCAATAATATTATATTTGGCTTTGAATTGCCACGGGAATCTGGTTGGTAGAACACTCCCCATGTTGTACAAGCAGAATAATCTGCCCTGTTTGACTTCTCAAACGCTGTATCCCAGCTTTGAATCAGATAATCACAGGATGGAGGTGTCTCATCTTCCCAAATCTTCCACATATCCCGCTTGATGATCGCACCTTCTTCAGACGTGGGGTTCTGTTGGTACTGCGCTTCCCATTTTGAGACTGGCAACTCACTTTTCAGGGCTTCTAGGGCATTTTTTGACCAAAAACCGGGCCATAAAGGGGTTCCTGACGGCAAAATAGCAGGAAAATCAATGATCTCCCACTGATCTACACCCTCTTTT